CAGCAATTAATGACTTTAAGATGGAGATCATGGGAGAAGGATTATTTAACTTCTGCCTCTGCATTTGCAAATCAAGGCGTTGGTGATCCTCGTGTACCTATTACTGTACCTATCGGTGCTCTTGGAAATACTACTGCTGTCGGCACCCCTACCCCTGCGGCTGCACAAACTTTTGGAAAAACCCAAGGTATTCAATATCCTGGAATTGCTAATAACACTGGTGATAAAGGTGGGTTTACTATGTCTGCTTTGCGAGTTGCTGCTGCTCTCAAAAGGTGGTTGGAAAATACTGCACGTGGTGGTGCTCGTTATGCTGAACATTTATGGAATCATTGGTACACTCGGTATGATGATCAGCGAGCTATGACTGCGGAATATCTTGGAGGTGGAATGCAGCCTGTTGTTATAAGTGAGGTTGTTACTACTGCTCCTGCTACTCCTACTCAGACTGGTGTTCCTGCTGGTTATCTTGCTGGACATGGTATATCCTATGGTAATACTAATCACTTTAGCCGTAAATTCTCTGAACATGGTTGTGTTATTGGTATCACTTCTATAATTCCAAGGACTGCCTATCTCTATTCAATGCCTCGTGCGTTTATGCGTTCGGAGCCTCTTGACTTCGCTTTCCCTGAGTTTGCACAATTAGGTGAACAACCTGTACTAGGCTCTGAGGTGTTCTGGAAATTTAATATTTCCGTTACTAGTACTATTGTTCCTACTTACACAAATAGTGCGCCTAGTCAAACTTATTCTGGTGTAGTTACTCGTTATCCTATGGGCGGTGCACCTGCTGTTCCCGGGTACTATGGATTTGACTTACAGAATGATGATCCGGAAGCTGCTATTACTGGTGGTACTGCTAATGTATGGGGCTATCAATCAAGGTACTCGGAGTACAAATATCAATCTGATACGGTACATGGATTATTTCGGGGTTCTCTTGTATGGTGGCATTATGGTCGGGTGCTAAGTCCCGGTTCTTTGCTTAATAATGCGTTTGTAACTTCTAATCCTCGCATGGATGGATTTGCTGTCTTACCGAACAATGGAGGAACTGGTCAATATAATCAGCATCCTATTCTTCTTCAGGTATACAATCGTGTATCGGTGGTACGTTCATTACCTTACTACAACACACCTGCGCTATGGTAAAAAAACCTAGAGAAGTCTGCTTAGACCCTTATGATCCTATTGCGATCAATAAAAATGATCGTAATGAGAAAGAGGTCGTAACTGTAATTGATGAAAGTCCTTCACTCTATCAAATGGTAATGAGTGGTTCTGTCGGCTCGATGCCGGGTAATACTAACTTATATACTTATCCTGATTTGGGTGATGATGAAGAAGCTCATGAACATCCGGATTATATGCGGTTAGACCGTCTGGATATTCTTGAAAAAGAGGAATTCGTAAACAATTTTAACTTAAATCCTAACAATTATGAGAAAAAAGTTGAGTCTGGCGAGACGCTTAAAACCGAAACACAAGGAATTGGTTCGGAAGGCGAGGGTGGTGAACCCGAGCCAAAGGCATGATACTTTACTTGCCAATACATGCCAACTGACAGGTTCAGTTCCCGATTCAAATGAGGAAGCTGCCGGAGCGATCCAACGGCCGAGCGATGGCGCTACGAATGAGGGACGGATACTTGATACCTGTCAGTTATCTATTCTGTTCCCCATAACATGGGAACAATTAACGGGAAGGAGGGAATTATGAAAGTGGGAAACTTCTTACAAAACTTCCTGCCTCCTGCTGTTTCTACTGTAGGTAATCTACTGGGTGGATTACTTGAGAGGCGTTCTGAGCGTAAACAATACAAGGAGATGTTAGATTACAATTCTCCTAAATCTCAAATGGCTCGTTATGCTGAGGCTGGTCTTAGTCCTTATCTAATCTACAGTCAGGGAAATAGTGGAAATGCTTCTAGTCCTGCTCCTGCTGAATATGTGCCTAATGTCGGAAAGGGTATCGAAGACTACATGTCATATGCTAACTTCTCTGAGGATCTAAAATCTCGTAGGCTTAACAATGCTATCGCTGCTAAAAATCTTCAATTACTTGATGATAAAGAGGTGAGTATTGAAAGGTCTAATACTATTAAAACTCTTGAGCAAAACAAACGTGCTCTTGAACTTCTTAGTGATTATCCTGATTTTTCTTGGAATGAATGGCAAAAAAAAGGTGGTAGTTATGATGAAAAAATGGTATCTGGTGGATTCAGACGTAAAATTAATGAACTGCGTATGTCTGCTTCTAAGGCTGCTATTGATCGTGTGCAAGCTATGATCGAAGGAATGTCTTCTGAAAATGTTATCAAACGTGTGCGGGCTGGTTATGCTTCTGACTATGGAATGGTTGGAGGTGACTGGACTCAAGGTCTCGGACTATTGAAATCTGCTCCGAGTTTCTTCAAAAGCAAATCTACTATGAATGCTTCTGAAAAGGCTATGTTAAAATCCTATCGTGACTTTAAAGGACAACAACATAAGCGAGACGCAAATCGGTTCTTATTTGAAAATTTAACCCATTAAAACTATGAGACGCAAATCATATCGTAGAGGTGGCCGTAAGCGTAGACGTTCCGGCACTTACTTAGCTGGTCGTGGTGGTCGTAGGCTATAATCTGAGGGGCTTAATGGGTGGAGACCCCTTTCAAAAGTCCACCCCCACAGGGGGCGTGACAGGTAACTTTTGTTAGGGGTAGGTTCCACCCATTTTGCTAATCTGGTGTAAACTATGTGTATACAGACAATCTGGGTTCGTAAGTATCAACAGGAGGTACCCTGTGGACGTTGTTTCGAGTGTGTTAAAAGGAGGCGTAACGATTGGTATATTCGGTGTCTGATTGAGTCAAGGGGTAGAAAACATACTTATTTCGGTTTGCTAACTTATGCAAAAGTTGGTCTGGTTCTTAAAAAGCGTGATATTCAGCTGTTCCTCAAAAGACTTCGCTATTATGGTTATTCTTTTAAATACTTCATTGCTGGTGAACATGGTGAGAAAAAAAATCGGCCTCATTGGCATTGCTTGTTTTTCTCGGATACTCCTATTAGTTTTGCCCATATCGCGAAATCGTGGCGTGGTGGTTATCTCAGGGATGTTGAATGTAATAAAGCTGGATGGATTAGGTTTGAGCCTATAAAATCCCCTCGTTCAATTCGGTACACTGTAAAATACGTATACAAGTATGCTGGTTCTGACCCTCGTTTCTCTTTACTTGTTTCTAAAAATCCTGCTATCGGTGCGTCCTTTCTTAAAAGAAAATCCTATTTCTTGGAAGCTCGTACTACTGACTTTACTATTGATGGTAGGCGTATGGCTATGCCTCGTTATTATAAAAGAAAAATTTTCGATGACTATGATGATATAAAACAAGAAGTTAATTCCCTCCTTGCGGCCAAGGTAGCCCAAGCGAGCGAAGCGGACCTATTATACTATCACACGCTTTACCCGGAAATGAATGTATATGAATTACAAAATGAAATACGTAAAAACAAACAAATTAAAAATTATGAACTCAGAAAAATTGAAGGTCTTACTTGACACTTTCGGACGTCTTTCCTTTATGCTCGAAACTTATGTTAAACTAGAGCAAACTGGTGACCATGCCGGGATAAAAAATCTGGTCCTCGAGGCGGTATCGGATGATGTACAAAAATTATCTACTAACATAGCTGATATACAAAATGAGCAAGCCTAATATCTTTCAGGCAATATCATTGCCAAAACCAAAGCGCGCTAAGTTCGACCTATCGCACGAAAAAAAAATGTCGATTCCGTTTGGTGCACTTATTCCGACACTATTCATGGAAGTACTTCCCGGGGATTCTTACAACGTTGATGCAAAAATACTTGCAAGGTTTCAAGCGTTACTGGCTCCTCAAATGCATCGAGTAAATTGCACTACGCATTATTTTTACGTTCCTTATCGGATCCTTAGTGATTCCTTTACTCGCTTTATAACTTACCAAGGAGCAAGGCCAACAAGTAGTCAACAGACTTCTATTCCTCCTTATACTACTCTCGCTCACATGCGTGGACAGACAATCAATGGCTTAGCGAGTGCAGCCTGTAAGGATGGTTCATTAATGGATTATTTAGGCTTTCCAACGGCGCCTAACGATGTTACTCCAACTGCTGGTTCTGCGTGGTACGAAGGTCTTAGGATCTCTGCGTTTCCTATGCTGGCCTATCAAAGAGTGTGGAATGATTTCTATCGTGATCAGAACTTTACTCAGCCAATCTTTAGTCAAGATCCAACTGGGCCTTGGGACGCTAACACAGGCGGGTATTTTTTTGATAAATACACTTTTTTTGACGCTACTGTTATGCCTGATCCTGAAACACTGGACGCCTCAACCCTTTCGGCTACTCGTGCTCAGCAATTAATGACTTTAAGATGGAGATCATGGGAGAAGGATTATTTAACTTCTGCCTCTGCATTTGCAAATCAAGGCGTTGGTGATCCTCGTGTACCTATTACTGTACCTATCGGTGCTC